GCAATCTCGGTGGGTCCCTGAGGTTTATCAGATGTATACCCAGCTCTTTTAGCGGCTTCTACTTTTGATATCTCACCCCAATTACCAACATATATATCTACAAACGCTTTTTGTTTAAGTGTTAGCTCAGAACTTGATTTCAAAATGTTTTTCTTTTTTGGCATCTTGACCTGTTATATCATATTTTTTCCTAGTGCACTTCCTTACAAATATTTTTTTTATTTTTTTTTAGCAGAAAATGGCCTCTCTGTATTTATTTTCCCAGAACTACTAGGAATTTTCCCAGTGTTTTCCTAGTTAAAAATGCTCTAGAAGTGTTATATGTCAACGTTTTTCCTAGTTTCCCAGTAAAAAACCCTTACAAATATTTTTTTTATTTTTTTTTTCTAAGGAAACGTACTAGGAATTCAGGAACCGTGAGCCGTGATTCTTGGGTCGTGGTCACTGAACCATGGACCACGGTAGACTATAAACGAACCTTTGACAAACAACTAATAATTTAATAGTATTAACGCATATCAGGATATGTTTATCATTTGCATAACCTTTTGGTTAGTTAATTTAGATTGCTGCAGTTTAGAGATTGCTCCCTGGACTGCAGTTTAAATTTCAATCCCTAAATCTTTCTTAAAATGATCTACATAAACATTATCGGCAAGCATTATTTGTCTACGTTTATTCTCAACATTACGTCTTAATTCACGTCTCTTGTCTAAATCTTCCTCAGCCTTTAATCTTTGAAACAACAAATCATATTGATGCCATAAGAAATGTCTTCTCTTAAATTTTATATCTCCACTCTTTAACGCTTTGTAATATCTATATCGAACATTATCGGGTTCCCAACCGGCCCACCAACAGATCTGTTCAAAGTCTATTGATTTTGCAATCCAGAAATGAGCATCACATTTTTGTAAGCTTGACTTACGTTCTCCAGACATAACTTTAGTATCTTCAAACGCATTTAATATAACGTGCCTCCATAACTTTTGTTCATTGCAGACATGATTTTCTGCAACAATATCAGCAGCTATGTTAGTGCCCATAAGTTTTAATAAGTCTACTGAGTAGATCACGATAATGGCCTTTCGATTTTTTAAAGTTCAATCGAGTGGCGACCTCAAAGTGTTCGTGTACATCATCAATTAATATTGTGATGGCTGCGCCTTGCAAATTTTCCGTCTCAATGTGGTTGGATAAATCCTGGAAATCTAGTTGTGCTTCTGCTTTTGTATAGTTATCAGCCATTGTCATTAACGGCTCCTCTACTAAAATCTTTAAGCTGAATTACGTTGTCTTTGTATTTAGTTTTTTTTGTTTTAGTTAATTTTTTAGAAGGGTCTTTGTCTTTGTGTAGAAAATATATATCTGATGAGTCATCTAAGAATCTTTGGTCCATAGCAGTATAACCAAAGTTAACTCCATGGAGTAACGCAAAGATTAGATGTTGTAATCTATTGTATTCAGTATCATTAAATTTTTTAGCAGCACTAACTAAAGTTTTAGTTAGATCAGTGATACCATCCTTTTTCTTTGCCATTAATATAATCCCACGCTTTCTTAAATAATAAAGTTTGTTGAGCTTCCTTGTCTATGCCGTTTGGTTCTTGAGACGTGGTTCCTGAAGAATTGCAAATGATGCACTCAGTGTAAGTTTTTTTATCAGTAAGAAGTATCCAACCCAACCCTTTACATCCCTTACACTCAGAGAGTTTGCCTAGCTTATTAGTATTAAATTTTTCCATACGTTGCAAGTGTATAGTATAAATTAATATGGGTCGTGGGTACAAGAGAGGTAGAAATTATTTTTTAGATCTAAGGTATCTTTTTAAAATATAATTAATTAAGTCTAATGCTTTAGAGGATTGTTCGTACCTTAGGAACATCATTCTCCAACCAGGCCTTGTCTTCATTCTGGTCCTTACAAATTTATCTCTAGCGTCTGCTGCTTGTTGCCTTTTCTCTAATCCTAAATATATCTTACCTATTGGATTATATTGTTCCCAAAGATCAACGGCAACTGAGCTAACATCTAGCCATCGACCAACCTTTTTCATTTTGTTTATTTTAAATAAATTAATATTCATTAGTTTAAATGTTTTTTACTTAACCGTTCTAAAAAAGCATCATCCATATCTTCGTCATCTTCTTTTTTAAGTCTTTTTAAATGATTAGGTAGATTTTGTATATTAAACACTTCATCTGCTCCTGCTTTTAATATTTGTCTCATAACACTTGGATGAGACATTCTACGTTTAGCCTTAGCAATGATCTGCCTAACTCTTTCTCTAGATACTCCAAAAGTTGTACCAATTTGTTCTAACGTTTGTTCATGGCCATCATCAAAGCCAAACTTCATTTTAAGCATGGCGGCTTCTCTAGGATTAAGTCCTATCTCAATTGCATAACGAATATTATTTTTAGCATCCTGTTCAATCATTTTCATTTCTTGATTTACAGTTGGGTTAATAAGAGCTTTAAGACTTTCTTCTTTAACTTTAATTTCAAAAGATCTTTTATTAAATCCTTTCATTTGTCTAGGCGTAAAACAATCTTCAAACTCTGCCCCTAAAGCTTTTAACAGCTGACTACATATATAACATAGCTCACCATTATCTTTAACGGGTTTAAGTTTACCACTAATTAATTCTGTTGTTCTTTGGTATTCTATTTTTTGTGCTTCACAAAATTTTCTAACACTAACATATCCTTGGTCTTCAATTAGTTTTAGTATTCGTTCGTTTCTTATTGTTATCTTAACTCTATAATCATTTGTCATTTTTTACCTCTTGGTTATTTTCTACTAAACTTAGCAAACTGAGATAGCCCTGCAATAACTTTTTTCATAGGACCCTCCCATACTAATTTTCAATAAACTCTCTCCTTTTCTCATCCCTCATCTTCAAGAATTTAAATTTTGCAATCTTTAACATTCTTTCAAACAAAGATTCTGCCTTATATGTTTTAGCTATGTTCATTACCTTACCATTTACGGTAAGGGTAAGAGTGTTAGTAGCATGATCTAATTCAATGGTGAAAAGTTCTTTTGCTTTAACTCTCTTTAGATCATTTTCCGTTATCATATTTTAAATCCCCGTTAATAGTTTTCTTTTAAAGACTTCTACTGGCGTTTTATTTTTCTTAGCTTCATACTCAATATGATTATGTATTAGCTTAGATACCATAGCTCCTGGCGCTCTGTATTTATCTTCACATATTTTTTTTAATAATAAATAATCTTCTTTTTTAACTGCCACTGATCTCCATTTATTTATATCCATTATATTAGCTCTCTTCCATCTGTTGGTGTTTTAACTTCCTTATCCTCTGTTAGTAGTAAAGGTTGGTTAGCAAGTTGTTTCTTAAGTTCTTTGTTTTCTTTTCTAAGTGCAATTACCTCTTCACCTAAAGCTTTGATACCATCATTAGCTTCTTTTATTATATCTCTGACATAACTTATGTTCATATGTATCCTATTGTTAGTTAGTTTTTGTTATGGTATCTTAATTACATGGGATGTAATTAGAAGTCAATGAAAATAATTTTAATAATTTATGTTTGTTCAATAACTGCAAATACTTGTATGCCTCCCCTTCAAGTTGAAAAACCTTATGAAGATATATATTCCTGTCATATAGATGGGTATAAAAAGTCTATAGACATCCTTCAAGAAATGGGTAAAAAAGAAATAAATGAACATAAAATTTATACAAAATTTTTTTGTCCAAAAATATTAGAAATTTAATATGATTAAATTTATTCTTATGTACACCTTTTGCTTAACTTACCCAAACAATGAAACAAAGTGTAATCAATACCTGATAAGGGACCTCTCAGATGCCACCAAATGTAGATCTATAGCTAAGTCTATAGGCACAGCTCAAAAAGGTAAGATTGAAGCACTAGGGGGCTCTATGGCCTCTTATGATGTATCTTGTTTGGCTATTGACAGCCAGGGTCTAGTTATTGACCAAACGTTTAAAATATCCTATAATATCTTATGACAGCTTATCGTATCAAAGCATGCATGGGAGGTTTGCAATTAGACCAAGTAGTTGAAGCAAACGGTTGTAAAGAAGCGATACTTAAGGTGTCCCAACAAGTGGAGGATGGTACCGTTGAAGTTATTAATGATGGTTTCACCGGTAACAAAAGACTTCACGTAACATACGAGGAGATCGTAGATGTTAAGTAAAGAAAAATTGGAGTTATTAAAAAAACTTCAACACGAAGAACATAAGTGGTCAGCTAGTCTTATGACAAATGGTGGCTGCAGTACTGATATGCTTTCAACTGAATCTAATATTAAATCTATTAGAAACCAATTAAAGTATCAGGATGTTCAAGAAAATTTAGCCGCAGCAGGTTAAGTTTTTTTAGATTTTATAAAATCAAACTTTTTCCCTAGGGTTTCTTTCGGCTTAACAAACTCATAGTGATTTATTATAGCTAATAGTTTTGGTCTCTTAACTGTACTATAAGGTAAAAATAATTTTGCTAAGTATAAAGCTTTTTGATGAGAGCACCTCCATCTCCATTGGTCCTTCTTACCTAGAGATCCTTTACCAATACCTTTGAAGTGAATGCTTCCTACTCCAACAATATCATAAAAGTTTTTAATACAATCTAAATCTGTCATGGCAACTTCCATTGCAACATTCCATTTTAAATAAGTCTTACCATTTGGTTTATTACATTTATATTTTGCGTAATTAATACTACCTTCACCATCAAATAATCCTGCACAATAAGCAATCAAGTCATTGTTATTATTAGGCATATTTCTATTTTGCATCACCCCAACTCTTTCCAAGTCCTACATCTACTACAGACTTAACTTTAAAATCAATTGACTCTTCCATTATTTTTTTAATCTCATTTGCATGAGCATCATCTTTAATATTAAAACAAAGTTCATCATGTATCTGTAACATAGGTAAGTGTCCTGCATTATAACAATCCAACATAGATTGTTTAGTTTGATCAGCTGAGGATCCTTGAATTAATCTATTCAAAGCTTTGTAAGTAAAGGCTCTCTTAATATTATTTCTACCATACTTAGCAACAGCATCTTCATATTTCTCTGCTTGGTGAAGACCAAAATCTCTTGTCTCCCATTTATCAAACCTACACTTCCTACCTTTTTTAGTTCTGATAATTCCTTTTTCATCTGCTGCAACCTTACATCTATCTGATAATTTTTTAATGAATGGAACCTTCTTATTATATTTAACAATCAATTGATCCGCTTCATCCTTAGTAACTCCTAAAGATAGAGCTAACTTATTCTTACCCATTCCATACATAATACCAAGACCAATAGTTTTTGCTTGAGTTCTTTCAATACCTACTAGGTCTGCAACTGTCTGGTGGAAGTCTGCATCATTATTCCTATATGCTTCTACTAGTTCTTGTGCACCTTCATATCCATTGTCTCCAATAGATGCCGCATAGTGAACCGTCATTCGTGGTTCTTGTTGCGAGTAATCAAATGAGCCCCATTGGTAGCCCTCTTCTGGAATAAATAGAGACCTAATCTTAGGACCTAGATCCTTGTTCCTAGCTGGCACTTGTTGTAAATTAGGATTACTCATAGATAGTCTACCTGATACAGTCCCTCCAAGATCAGATCTGAGCTGTTGTATCTCTCCATGAATTCTACCTTTGACTTGGTATCTTAGAATAGAAGATAAAAAAGTGCTATGAAATTTATTGATCTCTCTTGCACTAACAATAAGTTGTGCTATTTTGTTCTTATTATTTATCAACCAATTTTGTGTAAAGGAAGGTTCTTTTGTTTTTTCAGTTCTTGGATAGTCTAGTTTCTTTTTGTCAAAAGCTTTGGCAATCTGGCGGGGTGCCCAAATATCTATTTCTATTCCTGTTTCTTTCTTTATGGCCTGTAGTATTTCTTTTTCTTGGCTCATCATTTCTGTTTTTAATTTTTCAGCTGCTTCCACTTGGACTCTCACACCTCGTTGACGCATTTTTATCAATACCGGAATTAGTTGTTGTTCTAACTCCCACACCGTTTCTAAACTCTGTGTTCTTATTTCTTGTTTAAATCTTTGCCACAACTTTAATGTAAGTTCTGCATCTTGTTCTGCATAGTAACCAACATGTTCTGCAGGTAACTTCCACATCTCTGCTTTGGGATCTATACCATGAGCTGCTGCAGCTTCTCTTAATTCTGTCTCTGCTTTTATTTCTCCAAGATACTCTACTGATAATGCATTCAATGAATAAGAAAATCTATTCTCATCTATTAGTGCTGCTGCTATCATGGTATCTATAATTGGTCCGTGAACCGTGATCCCTGATGCTTCTAACCAACCGACATCATACTGAGCATTATGAAATACTTTAGGACAAGGAAGTGCACATACATCCTTCATATATTTTTTTACTTGTTCAGGTATCATGTTACCTCCACCTAAATGACCAAAAGGAAAGTACCCCTTCCAACCATCAACAGCTACTGCGAAACCAACTATTTCTCCTTTACCTAAAGCCCAACCCGCTCCAAGCTTTTCATTAATACCATCATCCCTAGTCTCTAAGTCAATTGCAATTTCAGTTGCATCAGATAAATCTTTATACTCACTTGGTGTATTCCACATCGATTTCTTAAACGTTAAGGTAAGCTGTAGCCCGTTCATTTCTTTTTATCTCCCCAAATACCCATATCTAATTTTTTTTCTTTTAAATGTTGTATCTCTAAATCACAATAATGTTTTATCTTCTCTATATCCTCAACTGTTTTACCTTTACTTAAATATCTACAAACATATTTTATTACATTTGCTTGAAATGGATTAAGGCCATTCTTTCTAATAAACGTCCATGGTTGAATTATAAAT